CGCTCATCTCCGTCAAGCCCGCTGAGCAGGATTGAGAGGTGATCAAGGAATACGCAACGCACCTCAAGCCCGGTGGCAAGGTACTCAATTCGGTTGTAGATGACATCAGGATCAAAAGACCCAAACCCATCGAAAAGATAAAGATTCCAATTAGCAATAGAATCTTGATAAGCTTGGGCGAGAGTAGATCGGTCATGTTGTCCAAGGTGAAAAGATTTGCCGCAATGAGCGGACATCAATCCAAGTGCAGTACGTCGATTGGACTCTTCAAGAGCCACGTAGCCAACCCGTTCTCCTTTGTTAAGAAGGTGAGTTGCAAGTTCACGACAGAACGAGGATTTTCCGATACCAGATCCTGCAGTAATCGTGACAAGCTCTCCGTATCTGATCCCGTGCAGCTTGTCTTGTATTCCTTGAAACGGATAGTCATGAGCGCATGGTGGTAGCGGTTCACTTACTAAATCTAGTAGGGTCTTTGCATCAACAATACCATCAGGTCGGTACGTTTTGGCATCCCAAACAGCACGGCGTATGGCTTCCGAGTCACAAGCTTGCAAGGCATCTGAAGCATCTTTGTACTTCTCCATGCGTGCAATCTTAACCTTACCTGGCGGCAAGAGTTGAGCACACTCTTCAGCAGCTTTCCTGCCTGGCTCGTCGTTGTCAAAGAAAAGAACAATTTCTTCATAACTCTGCAGCAACGGCATGACTCGTTGCAATGCACGCTTAGCACTCTGAGCCCCATCAGGTAGGGACACATGAGGCCAAGTAGGCATTGCAGCATAGCCTGATGCTGCGTCTAGCTCTCCTTCATAAATGGTCAGACGGGTGCCTTTGTCTGGAAACAGGTGTTGACCGAACAACTGGTGATCAGTGTTCTTACCTTCCCATCGAAAGGATTTGTCCTTGGTTTTGACCTTGGCTCCGCAAATCTGACCAGAAGAGTCAAAATAATGAAACCGCAGCTCGTCTCCATCTTTGTGGATACGAAACTTGCGGCAGATCTCTTCTGACAAACCACGCTTGGATAAGCGTACAGGATCGCCTTTAATCATGGCACGGCGGTAGGTGGTTTGATGATGGTGGTTGTCGTCGTCTTCTGCGTGCTCGTAGGCACCGCAGGAAAAACAGAAAGCATGACCGTCAGTGTAACGGGCAAGAGCATCACTACTACCACAACTGGTGCAAGGCTCATGACGTTGAAACTCACTGTCGTTGTCTTTCATCGACGACCTTGCCCACGATAAGGCTTAGCACCTTTGGGTGGGCGACGGCTCTTCTTCTTCTTGCTGAGGAAAATCTTGCCGTTAAGAGGTTTCTTTTTTGGTCTCATTTAACCAATCACGAGGGATGTCGTAGTAAGGACACCACATGAAGCCGTTCTTCTCAGCCCACATGGCGTAGGTGGTTTTGGAGTTCTTACTGATCTTATTGTAAGGCGCTTGGAAGACCAGGCGAACATCAAGGTCAGGGTTAGATTTCTTAACAGCTAACATCTTACGACGATCAGCTGGTTTGAAGAAACCCTTTGTCTCAAGGTAAATGTCCCCAACTTTGAAGTCGGGGGTGTATTTAGCCTCAATGACATAGTTGAACTTGTCAGGCTCATAGCCGTATTCAATGTTCAAACTATCCAACAACTCAGCCACCTGCTCTTCCAAGCGGCTACGCATCAGATTTCCCCTTCAATCACTTGCTCAACAACATCAGTGAATGCACGCTGAATGTCGTAGCGGAAGTCACTCTTGTCCTTCTTAGAACGGGTGACAGTGATCGGAGGCAGAGTCAAGGTAGCGGTCATCTCAAAGAGACCAAGCTCTTCGTTGTAGGTGGTGTTGGTGTCGAGTAGGGGCATGGTGGGAATCAGAAGTCTTCGTCGATGTTAACAGAGGCAGGAGCAGCCTCAGGGTTGGGCTCAGAGGTCTTGAAGCCTTTGGTCGTACCAAACAGCTCAGTAGCACTCTCAGCGTCAAGGTCGCCGCTGTCTTGGACACCAGCACCCGTGTTCAAGCTGACAACCTGAATGGCTTTAAGCTTGAGAGAGGTACCAATGTTACCAGCAGGCAGGGTGTAGGGCTTCTGAACGAAAGCCAGCTTCACCTTACTACCACTGTACAGGGGCAGGTTGGGATCTGTGATCTTGGTGCCTTCCGTGTCAACGATGACAGGGATCAGCTTGTCTTCCGCTTTCCAACGGAACTTACACTGGTACATGTCACCACTGACCTCTTCCCAGGGCTCTGGGTTGACGGTAGTACGCTTAGGGTTCTTGGCTTTGTTACGAGCCCATTCAAGACCACCCTCTCGCTCATCCTCAAGAACACTGATGATGTCCTTAGGAAGCAAAGCAGTGAGGGTGTAGCCATACTCAGATGGCTTTAGGATAGCTTGGTAGCCATCCAGTACGACAGGCTCTTTAGTGACGTGGGTAGTCATTTGATGATGGTGGATTAGCAGAAAAAGTAGGTTGACTCTTCGACAACCTCAGGGTCTAATGTTCCGACGATGGGTGGTGGCTCTGCTGCGTTAACAGCTTGACCAAACTTGGTGAGCCAGCAATCTCTCGTGAAGATGTCCGTGTAGGTTTCTCGCACGAGTTGATTGAGTGTTCCCATATCAGTTGCTCGGCAAAGCACCGAGTCATGGATGACTGTAAATGGTCCATTGAACTTCTGAAAGGTTTCATGAAGGATGGACGCATCAAGTGAGTGGATCAGATTAGGAGCAGTGCTGGACTTGTGACGAGTAGGACAAGGGTCTCCCTCTCCAACTGACAAGGTAACTTGAGTAGCACCTAACAGCTGAAGGTTAAGACGTTCAGTCTCTCGCTTGTTCCTCTGCTGATTGACTACAAACCCAGAGGGTGTAGACCACTCAACTTCAGAAGCACCATTCCTAATGTATTGACCCACATGTTTCTTGATCCAACGCATGACACGCATAGGACCAGGAACAATAGCATCCATGCTTTGGTAGACAGCATCAACGACCTGAGTTACTTGATCAGGTGTTGGTTCAAATCCCTGCTCCTTCAAAGCTTCACGTATGTAGACACGAGAGCTTGATTTAGTAGCGTTGTATGGGATTGTCATCACGGTGCGTTTGGTTGTCTTTCTGGTCATCCAGTCATGCATCTCAGGAGGGAGATACTTCTTGGCTTCCTCAGCAACAGCCTTGTATGCATCACTTGGTTTATCACCAGGACACACATTGACCAACGATGCAGTAGACGCATCCTTAGCAAGACCAGCAAGGATCTGTAGACCAGAACAGGTTGCATCAACAGCAACCATTAGACCAGTGAATTGCTTATCACACTCAATACAACAGTGGTAGTACTCATGACATGCTGCCATGAATTGCCATGGTTCTTCGACACTCTCCCAATCAGGGAGACTATCAATGGGATCAATAGCGATCTTTGTGATCAAGTCATAGTTGTCATTGACCCAAGCAATGCGCTCATCCATCGTAGCTTTGTCCAACCCATAGGTTGTTGCTACTTGGAATGCTAGCCACAGCTCAGCATCATCGTTGACAAACGACTCATCAGCAAACCTTATCAGGCTCTTACCAAAGTCAGTATCTTGTGGTGTGAGATAAGCAGGAATTGGATACGCTCTACCTCTGTAGTCAAATGACCAACAAAGATAGTACTCCTCATCCTTGAACTTCTCAGCTGCTTCCAACTGAGTTCTTGTTCTTACTGATCTCTTGAAGTTAAGACGATCAGCATTGTATGCCTCAGCCATCTCACGTTTCCACGCTTGATGAGCTAGAGGATCCTCATCTGCTGATGGTGGACGAGGAGGTTTGAAGGCCTCACTGATTGGGATGAACTTCCCAACCTTCACGCCACGTTTTTTGAAGTGTCTCGCCACACCCAACACATGAGTATTGACACGGTACTTCACCTTCTGAAGCTTGTTCAGAAATTGGATCGGTGTGTCCCCGTGTTCTAATGCCTGGTTACCACGCCGAGTCAGTTGATGACCACGCATCAGCTCGTTGGTAAGGTAACCACCCATGCGTTCATTGCTCCAATCATTTGG